AACTATACTCATTAGCAGTGCTATTACGCGAGCCGAAAGTAGAACGTGTCACCGCCGAGTTGTGGTACTTCGACCAAAATGAACTAGCAAGCTACGAAGTCACTCGAGCTACCGGCATGCGCTGCCTAAAAGGCTTCGATAACCGAGCACGCAAAATGACCCAAGCGACCACATTCCCCCCTAACCCTAACGCCTTCAGCTGCAAGTGGTGTCCATATAAACCAGAAGAACTCGGTGGTACTGGGCACTGTAAGGTGGGTGTATGAACGATCGTGCAGCAGACCCACTAGATCAAGCAGGTGCTATGCAGCAACGCCACGATGAAGCCCGTATCAACGCAATACGTGCCGAAGCGGCGAAGCCAATACCCACAGCAACGAACTGTCTATTAAGTTCGTGCGGAGAACCAACAGCCAACGGAGCGCGTTGGTGCGATTCATTTTGTAGAGACCTATGGGAGAAAGAACATGGCTAAAGAATACACACAGACAGTAGGGCAAAAAGAAACAAAATGAAAGCCACTCACCAAAAAACACCATATCTCGCCGAGGCTATCCAATGGGATGGCCATAATTCCGCCCAAGTTATTGCATTAATAAACGCAGACGTACGCGAAACAGAGGGTAAGTATCTTATGGTACGTGCCGCCGACGACATATTCACTATGGTTCCAGGCTGGTGGGCAGTAAAGGGAGAAAACGGCGTCGTCAAATGTTATTCAAACGACGTATTCAATGTGAAATACCAAGCGCTAAAGGAGTAGAGATCATGACATTTTTTCACTTTCTATGCTGTTCAGTAGGTATCCATACTTGGAAGAGAGGCTATCGCTATACCAAACACTGTAGGTATTGCATAGCTACTAAGGTTGTGTTGTGATTACCAAACGCGCACGTTATCAATTCGCAGCTGTCAGCGCAGCTGCTACAGCCAACGCATTGTGCGTGACCGAATGTTTCAACATAGCCACTGGCAAAACAGAATACGTGTTATGCGCCCACGAAATAGTTAAAGGCGCTGACACTTACATACCCCTGGCTAAGTTTTTCACTGGAAATCCGAATAACGAAATTACTCCGCCAGGAATGGCGAAGTACAAACTAATTTAGGAACTAATTAATGAGCATACAAGAAATTTTAACAGAACGCGGCAACCGCTACGGTGAGTTCGACGAGCACGCTCGTATTACTCAAAATCTAAAGTCAGTTATGACTGATACTCCTAACTGGGAAAAACTTAGCCTAGATAAAAAAGAAGCCCTGGAAATGATACAACATAAAGTGGGTCGAATCCTTAATGGGGACCCGGAATATCATGACTCATGGTATGACATCGAGGGCTATGCCCATCTAGTAAGTAAAACACTCACGCCGTGATTAAGGCTCTGCTATACACCAGCGCATTACTGATATTACCCGGCTTAATAGTCGGGTTAATTATCTACGTACTTATTTTAGTGCTATTAGAAAGGGCGCGATGAAGCTACAACCAATGTTCGCCAACCAGAAATTCAGTACTAAGTTCATGGCAAAGCAACCTAAAGTGTTTGATATGAGCGACCCTGGCACGGGAAAAACCCGAGTAGGTATCGAAGCCTTCGCCACTCGTCGCCGCAAAGGTGGAAAATGCCTACTAGTAGTAGCCCCGAAGTCATTACTCGCTGCCGCGTGGAAGAATGACTTTAATAAATTCGCACCAGACATGTCGTGCGTTATCGCTAATGCAGCTAATAGAGAAGCAGCATTCAAAATACCTGCCGATGTGTATATCACTAATCATGACGCAGCTGTATGGCTACAAAAGCAAAAACCTGCCTTCTTCAAACGCTTTGATACGTTGGAAATAGATGAGAGCACAGCGTTTAAGCACCATACCAGCGCCAGATCAAAGGCTATGGCGAAGGTGGCCAAGAACTTCACTCACGTTCGCTTAGCGTCAGGTACACCCACCAGTAACGGAATCTGCGACCTGTGGCACCAGATGATGATACTAGACCAAGGCAAACGCCTGGGCACAAGTTACTTCGGCTTCCGTGCAGCAGCATGCAACCCACAACAGTTCGAAGCAGCTGGCAAGACATTCATGAACTGGACTGACAAACCAGGTATCGAGGGTATTGTAGGCGCGCTAATCAAGGATGTAGTTATACGCCACCGTTTTGAGGACTGCGTAGATATTCCGGAAAACCATAAATACGCAGTCTCTTATCAACTTAGTAAGACACACATGGCGTCTTACAAAGAGATGGAGAATGAACGCATCCTGTTCATGCAGAACAACATCATTACAGCTGCCAACGCTGCCGTGGTGTACACCAAACTGCTACAGATAGCTTCCGGTGCTGTGTATGATGGCGAAGGCGGCTACACAGTCGTGGACAACGGACGTTATGAACTGGTGCTTGACTTAATACAAGCACGTAAGCATACCGTCACGTTCTTCACCTGGAAGCATCAACGTGACATGCTTATTGCTGAGGCTGAAAAGCGTGGCATAAGCTACGCAGTTATTGATGGTGAGGCCAGCGATAAAGATCGTGAGCAGATAGTTAAGAACTATCAAGCAGGTGTTTACCAGACGCTATTTGCCCACCCACAGTCAGCGGGCCATGGCCTGACACTGACTAAAGGTACAGCAACTATCTGGGCATCACCTACCATAAACCTGGAGCACTTTGCGCAAGGCTGGAAGCGCGTGCATCGGATTGGACAGACCGAGAAGACAGAGACCATCGTAGTCATAGCCGAAGGTACGCTGGACGAAAAAGTCTGGAAAGCAATGCAAGGTAAAGAAACAAATATGGCCGATTTCCTCAACGAACTAAAGGAGTTAACAAAATGAATATATATAATGTTGTATTTTTAGTAATGGTTGCTGCGTGGTTAACAGCAGTTATCCATGGGATAGTTACTGGACATGCTGTTTTGCTACTTGTGGATGTAATGGCCTTTCCAATCGGGATAATCCACGGAATATTGATATGGCTAGGGGTAGCGTAGATGAAAACCAAACAACACATAATTTTTGACATAGAAATTATTGGAAAGGATAAACCTATATTCCTTGCCTGCACCAAAGTAGTTGAAACAGGCGAGACCAATGCGTTCTGGATGCACAAGCACGGACACATGAAGAAGCTTGAAGCTCTATTACGTAGTCCTGACTACACATGGGTAGGTTTCAACAGTATTAACTTTGATGCACCTTTAATCTGTGCTGCTATTCAAGGTGCAGACGAAGGTTGGCTAAAGGATACAGCTACACAGATTATTGAAAAAGGTATGCGCTCATGGCAAACCTATCGTGATTTCGACATCGACTTCATAGATTTCGATCACATAGACCTGATTGAAACAGCACCTGGAGTAATGATTTCACTCAAGACATACGCCGGACGCATGGGTTTCAGGACCATGGTGGACATGCCAGCACCCCACGATATCGACCTCAAACGGTCGCAACATAAAGAAGTGGAAAAATACTGTATTAACGATCTGGAAGTAACCGAAGACCTGTTCAAACAACTTAAAGAGGAAATCAAACTCCGCATTGAGCTAGGTGCAGTTTATGGTATCGACCTGCGTAGCAAGTCAGACGCACAGGCTGCAGAAGCTATCCTGAAGAAGGAACTATCAATCACCAAGATTAGCAAAACGGTGCCGCAAATGGTTGTGTATCACACACCAAGTATTATTCGCACCAAGAGCCAAGTGATAAGTAACTTGATAGACCAGTTTGAAGAAACCTGCTTTGTCATCAACCAAAAGAATGGTTCACCTGAACCTGCTGAATGGATGAAGGATGAAATAGCTATCGGTAAAGGTACTTATCAAGTCGGGATTGGCGGACTACATAGTACGCATGATAAACAGTTCCACATCGAGGCAACCGATGACTTACTCATCAGCGACTTTGACGTAGCGAGTTACTACCCAAACATTATGATGAAGTGCGATCTGATTCCTCGCCTGCCAGGCACACTAGGTGTGCAATTCCTCGAAGTCTATGGTGAGATATATCGCCAGCGTGTAGAGGCCAAACGTGCAGGAAACAAGACAGTGGCTGACAGTTTGAAGATCACACTGAATGGAACATTCGGCAAGTTAGGTAGTATTTATTCATCCTTCTACTCACCTGACGTAATGTTAGGCGTAACCATTACTGGTCAGCTCAATCTGCTATGTCTGATAGATAAACTCGAACGCATCAGAGGTGTGTCGGTCTATTCAGCTAACACAGATGGCATCACAGTTGGTTACACTCCAGCAGCTCGCGATAAGGTGTTGAAAGTATTTGAAGCCAACGTAAAGTACACAGGTTTTGAGTACGAAGAAACACCTTACTCACGCATAGCAATGAAAGACGTAAACAACTACATCGCCATTACTACCGACGGCAAAGCAAAGCGCAAAGGTTTATACGCCGTCGCTGGTGTACAGCAGCAGAAGAATCCGACTATGGAAGTTTGCTCCGACATGGCAGTAGACTACTTAAAAACAGGTAGCTTCGACATCAAGAAGTACACTGACATGAGGGCCTTCGTCGCAGTACGCAACGTAAAAGGCGGTGGGGTTCAACATGCACAGATAAAAATGGTCAATGACTGGGAAGAAATTGAACCAGGGTTGTGGGCATACCCAGACATGGTGACAAAACCTGTCAAACGCAAGTCACCACCGCCAGCGCGTGAAGTCCTCGAAGGAGGTAAACCCTTCGGTCGCGTAGCACGCTGGTACATGACCACCAAGAGCTTGTTACCCATCACCTACCAAGGTTCGGGTAATCAGGTACCAAAAACAATAGGGTCACACCTCTGCATGACATTACCAGAATCGCTACCAAA